TGTATTAGCGTGATCAGATGCGAAATTTCGCTTTAAGAACATGAAACCATCAGCAGTTAAAAAAACTACTTTAGCATCTTTGTTTTTTACAAAATATTCGGTTGCTTTTTTTTGTAAAGCCTCTTTTGATAAAGAGGCTTCTTTTACTAACTCACTCATGGGCTACAGAATTGCTCCCAAGTATTTTGGGTTGGTTGCACGAATGTTACCTACAAGAGCTCTTTGAGCGAATGAAATTTCGTCAGACTGCGATGCAGCAGAACGTAAAGTTTCGTAAACTTCGGTGTCACCAAAACAACGGAAAACCTCGTCAGTTACCCAAGTGAATGAGCAAACTTTATCTCCGTTTTCTTTAACAGCTCCAAAAGGTTTTTTAACACCTGCAGAAGTATAAAGAGCATTTTTGTTGTATCTGAATACTTTAAAGCCGTACATTGTGTTTGTACTCAAAATCTCTTTGTAAAGGTTTTTGTTTTCCTTTTTGATTCGAGCCATGTGGTCAGCTGTTAAACAGATATTCATACCATCGTAAATATCAAGGCCGTTGTAGAATGCCTCCATATCAATAATCGCATCAATGATTGAAGCGTTTGCGTCCAAGTTCATGATTTTGTTAAAATCATTATTCGCATTAGGCGACCAAGCGAAAGCCGCTCTTACACCGATATTTTTAGATAACGATGTTTTATGACGGTTGATAACACTCATACGTTTGTTGTATGATAACTCAACTTCTTGTAAGTCTCTGTGGCGAGTTCTTGCCGTTGAGTAGGTTTTTAAAACTACCTCATTAGGTATATCGGTGATAGCCTGTAAAGGCAAATCGTTTTCGTTACCTTCAAAATAGTTTTCGTAAACATCTGGCTCGATACCTGCCTCTGCAAGGTGGAGCTTATTGTTTTCTACGTACTCGGATTTATCCGTAGACGCAAAAACAAAACTTGTATTTGGGATTGGATTCTCTTGAATACCTGCAATCCAAACTTCCTTTTGTAAACCTGCCATTTATCTCTTTTTTTTATGGTTATAATTATTTTTTCTCTACGTGTCTAACTCCGTTAGCGTAGTCTTTAGCCAATTTTGCATATTGCTCTGGGTTTTCTTCTTTGATTTTGCGAAGTTTTACCGTATCGAATTTTTGCAAATAGTCAAAAGTCTCCTCTTGAGTTCCGGCACCAGCTCCCGAGCCTTTGCCACCAAGTACAACTTCTTTAACAGCTTGATGTGTTGCCGATTGGCCACCTTCTGCCTCTTTATCCGAAATCAATTTTGAAAGCGTAACTTTTTGACCGTCAAAATCGCTTTCAAATGCGTTGATTTGCGTTTGTTTTAATGCCTCTGGGATTAATCCTAAAGACACCGCCTTTTCAACTAAAGCGGTAGCCTCTGCTGTTTGGATACCCTTTAATTTTACCTTTAAATCGGACGCCTCTTTTTCTGCGGTTTCTTTGGCTAACTTTAAGCCCTGTACTTCCTTTAAAACAGTGTCCTCTGTACTATCTGCTGATAGTGCTAATGCTAATGCAATGGTTTTTAAGTGTGACATATTTCTATCGTTTTCTAATTTTACTTTTTGAAGCTGCACTGGTTTTCCGTCTTTGGATAGTTTTATAGCGTCGTCATTGCCACCAATATCTACTATTGAAATTTCAACCAGTTTACATGCCGTAACCGTTTCGTAAACTTGACCAGGTAAAACCAATTCCGTGTCTGATGATGTAGCCTTAACATCGGCATACATTGAAGCCATACGGATATAACCACGTTCTACCTTTCCTGCAATTTTTTGAGCGAACTCGTCCTTTTCGTCAAATTCTATGGTGGCTACTAAATCATTGTCTTTTTTGTAGATTTTAAGGCAACGCCCAATAACGGCACTTCCTTTACCGTCTTCCTTTTTTTCAAACTCTCGCTCGTGCATGAATAGCACTACCGGGTTACGCATGTATTGAGTATAGTCTATACCGTCCGTTAGAATGCGGTATTTGTACTCGTTTACGTTTTCGGTATTTATGATAAAGTCATGAGTCATTTTACATACTGTTTTATTTTGGGTTTTGTCTAAATGTTGGAGCAAAATTGTAGCGTTTTTGAAGTATAAAAAAATTGAGTTCCAACGCTTGTACTCAATAAATACAAGGGTTAGGTAAAATAAATACAAGGATTGAAATTGAATTTTATTGCTAATTATAGGAAGTCGAATTTTGCTCTATGAATGATATATTATTAGATCGTAACGGCGACTTGAATTTTAAAAACGGCGACCTTGAAATAGGTTATTCCGATAACCAACATCAAGAGCATATACTTATCGCTAATAAAGGAGAATATAGGGAGTTCCCGGAGCTTGGCGTAGGCATACACCAAATGCTTGATGACGATAACTATATGAGTGTTTTAATTGAGGCAAAGAAAAACCTCGAGTACGACGGTATGAAAATTAACAATATCAAATTTGAGGCAAACGGTAATTTAAACATCGATGGACAATACAAGTAAAAAGGGCGGCCGATTAACTGCCGTTGAGCGTGATTATAAAAAGAGCCAAGGGAAAGACTTATTTATAAAAGGCTTTACTCTTACCAATATTTCCGAGATTATCGGAGTAGGTGTAAAAACATTATCTGGGTGGAGAGATACCGACGAATGGGAAAAGGAAAAGGAACTAAACAATATTAGACCATCCGAAATTAAACGTATGATTTTAGAGTACGTTAGAGACCTAAAAAACGGAGATGTTCCGCTATATAAAGCCGATGACCTTTCCAAAATTTCGGCCGCCTTTGATAGGTTAAATGATAGCCGTAAAAAAGCGGTTTACACCATGGAGAGCTTTGACGATTTTAGTCAATTTATGATGGTAAAAGCCGGGAACAATACAGGCAAAAAACGTGAAGACTTAATCGAACTGTTAAAATTAGTTAGGCCTTATTTTGACCAATACATAACCGAACTATTGCAACATGACTAAAACGGAATTAAAAGAGGCAAAAGAAAAGTATTTTCAAAAGTCTAAAATGATTCAGTTACTTTCTTATAATTCGCTTTTCAAAGAAACGGCGGAACAACAAGAGCAACGAATTAAACGACTTTTAAAGCCGGAAAACTATTTAGAGTTTTTCGAGTATTACTTTGGCGTAAATTCGGGTTTAGCCTTGGCGGATGCTCCGTGTGCTCAATTCCATTTAGACAGTTATTTAAACGTATTTAAAAACCCTTTAATCAAACAGCAACGCCGTTGGTTTCGTGGTGCGGCTAAATCGATACATACAAACGTTGGTAACCTCACTCACTTAAAAGAAAACAATGAAGTGAATTTTGCCTTAATCATTGGTAGAACCGAAGGACACTCTAAACTTTTGCTTTCTGATTTACAATTGCATTTAGAAAGTAACGAACGCTATATAAAAGACTTTGGTTTACAAATGCAATACGGCTCTTGGGCAGACGGACAATTTGAAACCAACGACAGTAAGTTTTTTATGGCGTTAGGTTTAAACCAACCATTTAGGGGTTTAAGAAACAATGCAAACCGTCCAGACTTTGCCTCAATGGATGACTTGGAGGATAGAAAACAGGCTAAAAATATTGAACTTACTAAAGAGAATGTTCAAAAGTTAACAGGTGATTTAGGTAAAGCAGGACAAAAAGGAAGATTTAGACAAATTATGCCAAACAATTACATCGTAAAAAATGGAATCGTTGACGGCTATGCGGAGAAATATAAAAACTCTCCAAACCTTGACATTTCAACCGTTAATTTATGCGATAAAGATTTTAATCCATCGTGGCCAGAACGCTATACAAAAGATGAGTGTATTGATATTGTAAATGATACCGATTACCACACAAGTCAACGAGAGGATTTTAACAACCCCGTTGAGGAGGGAAAAAGAATTAAGGCCGAATGGATACATTATAAAAAAACACACGGCAATCAAATTCATAACGGGTTAATTAGTCATTGGGATTTATCGTACTCCGATGATGGCGACTACAAAGCCGGGGCAATAGTTTCAATCGATAAAGGTCGTGCCCACGTTTTGGAAATCTTTAACAAACAAACCGCCCGACCAGTTGCAATGAATACGCACTATGAATGGCAAAAAAAATACAATTCAAAGGGTATGTCTATCATTTCGTTTTATGATGCTACGGCTGCCCAAAAAGTGGTTTATGAGCCTGATTGGTTAATAGCATGTGAAGAAAATAACGCTGTTGATATTCCGTTTCCTGACCACGCCTCGGGAGATAAACACGACCGTATAGATGCCACGCTTACGAGTGCTTTTATGCGTGGTTTAATAACATTTGATGAAAAATTAAAAGGTACTCCAGATATGGAAAAGGCTTTAGATCATATTTTATCATTTGAAAAAGGATGTAAAACGCCCGATGATATTTTAGATGTTTTAGAAACCTGTGTTAGAAAAGGTAGGCTCTTATTTGGTTATTCTCAAAAAGAAGATAGTAACCAAAAACCAGTAATCGGAAAACGCAGTAAAAAACGTAGAGTATGACACCACGAAAAGAACTATTTATAAAAATACAGGAGGCACTAAAAAACGGTGTACAAGAGTTGGAGTTAGTCGATTTACAACGTAAGCAATTTTCCAACCCAAAAGAGAATTACCCGAGTTATTGGACATCCGCTTTAATTGATATAAAAACAATTCGTTGGGAAAGTATGGTCGAAAATAAACAAGAGGGCGAGTGTACCGTAGATGTTACGCTTTATTGTAAAGACGGATGGCTTGACCAACACGACGGAACTGCGGACGCAAACGGAGGTTTAACCGAGATTGATTTAATTGATGCAATGGTTGAGAGTCTGCAATTTTTAAAAGGCGATTATTTCAAACCCTTACAGTTAAGTAACGAAAGCTCGGAGGACGTTGATAGCGAAATAATGAGCTATACACTTTCCTTTACAACATTAATTTACAGGAGAGTTAATCCAAGATACAGTAATAGAACTATAACCATAAATCCTTGATTATGTTTTTAGAAAAGGCAGAATTAAAAACAGTTGCTACCGATGAAATTATTAATAAAATCATCAATAACGACGACAGTATAGTAACCGATATTATTTTAGAAAGCATTGATTTAATGTCGAGTTACTTGTATCAATATTTCGACACCGAAGCCATTTTTAACGCCTCGGGTGATGACCGTAACAGAACCGTTTTAAAACATTTA